GAGGTAGCTCATGCCCACGCCATAGAGTCCGCCCATCTCCTGGATCTGTCCGGCGAGCGCATCGACAAAAAACAGCGTCAGGTGCGTCGAGTATCCCGCCGACTCGATGCTGTAGTGGCACGACGACAGGAGGGATCCGCCATTGAAATCGTGAGAATCCGTCTCCCGCTGGTAGTTCATGGCCTGCACCCGCGCGAGCATTTCCGCGACGATACCGGCCCGGTTGCGGATCCAGTTCGTCTCCTCTGCGGGGGGCTTTTCCTCGGGGACTCGCCCCGTCGCTATTTTTCCCGCAGCCGGAACAACCTTCGTCGCCTTGCCGGACCAGGCGTCCCCTCCAGCGGCGTGGTTGTCGTTTGTCGCCCAGCTCAGATATCCAGGTCTCATCTGATGCCTCCTGCGGATCTTCCGCCGGTGGTCGGATCATGCACACTACCAGATCCAGTGTCTCCGTCGTACTCCGCAGCGTCGTATGTCCCACTCGCCTGGTAGGTATGATCCTCGTCGTAGTCCGAGTAAACGAGAAGCAGGCCGACCCCGCCGGCCTTGGCGAGCCGCAGTATCCTGTCTGTCTCGGAGACGAGCGTAGCGTCGCAGATCTCGATCTGGATATGCGCTGGGGGCTGCTCACGGACCACGATACTCGTGTAGTCCATGACCTCGAGGATCTCTATTAGCTCCTCGACGCGCCCCCTCGACTTAATCGCCAGGATCTTCGCGCGGAGGACGAGCCTGTACTGGTCGTCCGACAGGCCACCGCGCGCCTCGTCGAGGATGTCTCCGATCCCATCGAGCTGCACACCGACTGCATCGTCGAGGCCGCGCTCCGTCGCGAGCTGCCAGAGGAGATCCTCTATAGCCTGCCACCGGGCGGCGGCGGTCGAGACGTAGGACTCGACACGGGTGGATCCGACGTCCTGAAACAGGAGATCAGCGAGCGCTTCGCCAACATGATCCGCGTCGTACGCGACCCCGTGAGCGACGTCGAAGATCCACCCACCGCTCATAGGTACACCCCAGTTGTGCTGCTCACCGTCACGACCATCTCGATCCTACGATGCCGTGCGGCGAGATCCGGCGGCCATGCCCTGATAGTGACGTCGATAATCGACGGCGTCGCTCCGTGGTATGAGACCGCGGCATCCCAGCCCTGCTGGACGACGCCCAGTGATATGATATCCCACACCTTTTTTTGACCGTGCCCTGTCTCAATCGCCGATACGTCGAGCGTCGCGGGCAGCAACCCATACGGGCACTCCACCGAGAAATAGATATGATCCGGTCTCGGCGCGTACCCCTCTGGAGGGTAGATCGCGCGGAGCGTAGGCGGATCCGTTCCGGCGCCGTAGACCAGTTCGCCGTAAAGGAATCCACCGTAATAGGCCGTCGTCGCCATCGCCTACGCGCGCCCTCGCGGAATGAACGCCATCGTCGAGAGATCGAGCACCCACTGATCTGGGTCGAGCTTCATGGATACGGCAATGGATCTGATCTGGTCCGACAGAGCAGCCTCGATCCGCTTCGTCGTCGCGAGCATATCTGCCTCTCTGGCGAGGTACTCACGACGACGATCAGCGAGCTGGATCTTGGCGTTGTTCACCTGCTCCACGCCGCTCGTGATCAAGGGATAATGCGCCTTGTCAATCGGCACTTTGCCGGTTTCTTTTTTCGGTTTTTGAGCGCTGATTCTATCCTGCTTTTTCTGTGTCTTTTTCGTCATGTTATCCTGCCTCATGCCGTGGCTAGAGCACACTGCTCGCTACTGACCAGCACCCACTTTGACTCTGTGCTGCAATACATAAACCGCGCGACCTCGCACCCTCTCTGACCGCTCCCGCTAGGCGCTGACGGGCCGCCACAGAAAATACTATTCCAGGCCACGGTGTATGAGCTGCTCAATGGCTGCACGATCATGTAGGTAATAATCGCGCCATCGATCGGATTGGACGGCGCGTTGAATTCCACATTTTCGTCAAGGAGATGATAGAAAATAAAGCCGTCCTGAGTGTCAGAATCTGCGTATCCACTGGTCGATATTATCGCGTTTTTGTTCGCCCAATATCCCGGATCACAGTACACACCATCGACGGACATAGTCGCCCGCTGCGACCCATCTGTCGTGAATTTTATGAACCCACTGTCGTGCCAGATCCCCGTATCTAGACTCCCAGAAAACGTAATCGATGGAGCCGCAGCCGATCCGTCTGTCCATCTGAGGACCGGTCCATCGGTCTTACCGATCGGCTCGATGTACGTAGCGCCAATCGCCCACCGGGTGACCATCGCACCACCCACACCGCCGAGCGCACACGAGAACTGCACCTGACCGTCCTCGCTCCCGGATCCTGAGTCAGCGCAGTATCCGACGACCCGAGCGTAAGTCTGCTCGTTCGGGGTGCCGGCATCGTCGAATCCGACGAAGGACAAGTACGAGACATCGTTGCCATCCCCGGTATCGGCTCCGCTCGTGTTGTAGATCTTGAGCTCGCCTGGCAGTCCGTCGGCCGTGACCGTCGCCGCCCTGGCGAGGGCACCAGATGCAGATGTCGCGATGTAGGCATCGATGCTGCCCTTCTCGGATCCGGCGGCGTCGTCCATGCAGACTCCGACGATCCTAGCGTAGTCCGTCTCCGCAGATCCGGCGTCCTCGCCCACGAACGTGAAATACCCGATATCGACCCCGGCGTTACCATCGTCGCCGTGCGCGTCCGTCCGATACGTCGAGAGCTCAGCCGCAGCAGATCCAGATCTTACCTGCATCTCGTCTGCGTCGGTCGTGGGGTAGACGATCGTCCCAGTGCGACTCCAGTATCCGCCGCCTGCCAGTGAGAGCACCTCGGAGATGGTCGAGTACTTTTTCGCATCCCCGTCGGCGCTGTCCTCGATCAGGAGGTAGTCGCCATTGACCGGATTTGCCTTATGCGCAATAGCCGAGATCTCGGCGGCGGTGTCGTCGTGGATCGCCGTGGTGTCGGTACCTGGCCCACCCTCGATATAATTATCGGTGTGGATCGTCCCAGCAGCGGCCTGGGTCCAGTCGATGTGCTCGTTCGCGACGTAGCCGGTCAGCGTGTCGTGGTCGATGGATCCAATGGTGATCGACTTTTTCGCGTCGGCCGCAGCGCTGTCCTCTATGAGGATGTAGTCACCCGAGACCGGCGCGCCCTTCGCGGCGACCGCCGAGATCTCGGCGGCGGTGTCATCGTGAATCGCAGTCGTATCCGACCCCGGCCCACCACCGGCCGCTGCGTCGACGTAGGCCTTGATGCTTTGCTGCGTCGCCAGAGCTGTATCAGAGTCCGACCCCATCGCGTCCTCATCGAGGATCGATGTGACAGTGACGCCCGCTGAGAGATCTAGGCCGACAGTCGTCAGCGTCCCGCTGTGAGATAGCGCGAGGAGCTCGGCTGCTGCTGCGTCGTAATTGTCGACAATCGATAGCAATTTTCCGCCGGTAAAATCGGCGCGAGCGGCCAGCGTAAATGCAACCCCGCCATCCGCGACCGGGGAAACGATGCCCCCTGCGCCATCGGCCGCCGTCCCCGTGTCCCCGATCAGCTCACCCTGGCCATCTCCCAGCCAGTCTTGGAGCGACCGGATCTGCTCGTCGGGGTAGTTAAAATCGTCGGCGTCGACGATGTCGACAAGGTTTGTCCGCGTTAGAGCGGCGTCGGTGGATCCGGGCCAATCTGTGGTGGGGTATGCCATGAGATCCTATCCTCCTACACCGTGACCGTGACGTTACCGCTGTCGAGATCCGCGATCTCGAATCGGCCGACGGCCAGGTTCACGACGCCCGCAGGGGCCGGAGCCCAGCCGCAGGCAAGCGCTGTTATGTCATAGACCCCATCGACACCAAGCACGACAGCGACCAATCTCAGGTATATCACGTCGCTGCCGAGTCCGAGATCCGAGTCACCCCACGATGCCAGCGCGGCCTTTACCGCGGCCTCGAGGCCAGCGCCAGCCGGATAGAGATCCTCGTCGTAGTCACCGGTCGTCGAGAGGTCCACGTCTACGTAGAGGTCGAGGATATCGGCGCGCGTAAACCCGATCTCGTGGCTCTCACCCTGTGAATCCTCGACGTCGGCCACGGTCGATCCCCATGACCTGATGCCCGCGCTCTTGCCGGACTCCAGGCCGCCGAGGATAGCCGCTGCAATGACAGCGTCCGTCACGACCGCCGCAGCCGGGGGCTCAGTTCCGTCGTAAACAATCGGCGCAATAGAGTGACCAGGCACGCCGTCTGAGTCGATGTGGTCCCCGTCGTTTTCGAGCACGGTGACGCTGATCATACCAGTGAGCGCGGAGAGATCCGCGAGCACAGCGACCGCCGTGGACGCACCGCCCTGGGCGAGCTCGGTCACTCGCCGTAGTCGGTACTCTGAGCTCGTCTCCTCGTCAGATCCGAGGGTCGCATCTGCCGTGCTCCGCACATCGAGCCAGCCCACGACCGGCTCAGCGATTGTAGACAGCGCGCCAGAGAGGCACTGTGTGGGTCCGGTGTCCTCCGCTTCGAATGCACAGGGGATCCACGCAGCGACGCCGGCTGGGTTGGTCACGGCGACGGTCGTCACAAATCGATCCGTCGGTATTCCAGCGACATGTGCGACGGATCCAGCAGGGAGCGTCGCGCCGGCGGAAAGCTCGACATCGGCCTCTGTCGAGTCGAGGCTGGATTTTGTCGCAGACTGACGGTAGCACCCAGTCAGCGCTGCAATGAGATCCAGTTGGAATCCATCTGCCGTAGACGGGTAGCCCCCGGCGTAGATCTCCTCAGCGAGCTCGACAATGGCAGACTCACGGCCGGCAAGGATCGACAGCAGCGAGCCGTCAGGCGACTCCTCGGAGAGATCGAGGACCGGCGAGATCGCAGCATGGATCGCGTCGACAAGCTCCTCGCGGATCGTCTCATAGGTATCGGTGTGCAGACCTGTCGAGTCTAGGTAGTGTGTCATCTGTCGACCTCGACGATGTACGGGATCTCAAAGTCATCGGACGTGTAGATCTTGCCGGAATCAAACGTCGCTGCCCACTGGATCTCGACGGACCTACTCGATGCATCGACAGTGTACGACACCGAGTCGCAGGCCCTGACCCCGGGTGTCCCCGAGACCGCACGCCGCAGCATCATCTGGAGGCGAGACGCTACCCCGCGACGACCAAGGACCGACTGAAACCATGGGAATCCGCGCCGCTGATCCGATGCGACCTCACCCTGGTAGGTCCGCAGTCGTCTCCAGATCGCCTGAGCTGTCGCCTGCGGATCGTCAGCAGCGAGCCACGAGAACTGGCCATCCACGATGCGCCAGTCGCCGATGGTGGGATTCTCGCTGTCTACGTAGGTTGCGAGTTCTCTAGTGCGGTATCCCTGTCCCATCAGCTCTCCACCTTCACGGTCGAAGACTGGTAAGATCCGGCTGTAATCTTCGCGCGGAGCGCGAGTAGTGGCACCTGCGGTCCGGCCCATGGGACACCCGTCGCGACCTGTACGGCCTGGCCCCATGTATCCAGCGCGCCGAGTAGCGAGTCGAGATCTGAGAGCAGATCCTCGTGAACGGCAGCCTTCGTCGCCGTGATGGATCCAAGCCGAACGTCAGACCCACAGAGCGCGGTCACGCCCGCGGGAGCGTCCAGGGTCTCATCGACTGGTCGCACCCCGGGGATCATCACCGGTCCAGATGCTCCGAGCCTGGCATCGTCCGCGGGCTCGCCCACGTCTCCGCTCTGTCTCCACGTCCCGATCTCGGTGTCGCAGAACATAACGAGACCCGGATCACCCTCAGTGAAGGGGAAAATCAAGTACCCGTCACCGCCACCCATCATGAGTACCGGAGCGTGTGAAAGCACGGGCTGCTCCTCGCCACCGGGGCGTATCGGCAGCTCGACGTCTGCGGTGTTGCGGCCATCGCCCGTGCGGCGGTAGGTCTGGATCCGGCCCACCGTCGCGGTGCGGATCGTCCGCCTCTGAGCCTCGAGCACCCTGCGCCAGAGCTCTGGAGCTGTCACACTCCCGGTGATGTCATCGTCAGCCATGGTCCCTCAGTACGGCCTCATCTCCAGCATAGCGCCCCACTCCGTGCCTCGTGTCTCACCATGATACTCTACACGATGGATCTCGTACGCGCCTGTGATCTCGCGACTTTCAAGCTGCACGACCCGGCCCGGGTACATACCCGGGAGCATCAGGACGTGAGCGCTCACGGTCGTTTGCCCGCGATCCGTCGCCTGCGTCGGGCTACCGATGAGTCCGGTCTGCGGCGAGATCCGCAGCGCCCCCGCCTGCCCCGCCCCCGAG